GTTGTTATGCTACCAAAAGACAAAGATGGTGACTTTATAATATCACCTAAAGGTGGTAAGTATTGGCAAAGAGCTGATATGAGCGCAATCAAACCTATCGACACAAGAACCAATAAAGAAAAGGCTATTGATGATATGGTCGAGCACCTCACTAATGAAGGTATTGTTACGTATGACAATATCATGCTTAAAATATTAGTTGAGAAATTCATAGGTAGTAAAATTCACTGCGTTAAATGGGTAGGTGAGTAATGACTAAGAATCAATACATAAAAGACAATGGTTATATGGCTTGGCTCGGTAAAGAGTCATTAAACAACGAGGTTAGATGCTTGCTTGGTAGCTTTAACGTCACCCTAACAAATAAGCAAGTCAATTGCTTTTCAGAAATGATAGAGAAACATATTAAGAGGGTTAAATAATGAGTAGATTAATAGACTTTTTACTAGGAACTAAGCCAAAGGTAGGGGTTGAATACTTTCTTGGCGGTGAAGATTGCGGGCGGGTATTGAAAGAATCAGACATAAATAACGGTGTTGTAGCTATCAGATACGAATGCCTTGAAGATTCTTACTTTACATTTAGAGGTTTTCATTTCACATACGGCTTAGGGTGCGACAAACTAAGAGTGAGATTTAACAAAAAGGATCCATCCAATGAAGAAACTACGTAACTTTAAATGCGCTGAAACTGGTGAAGTATTCGAACGCTTAGTGGAAGATGAGCAACTTATAGTTGAATGTAAATGTGGTGGATTGTCTAGCCGTCAAGTGTCATCAGGTAAGGTGATAGGGAACACCACTGGGCGCTCCCCTTCATTTAGTAATGTTAAACGATAGATGATGGGCCATAGTTTAACTTTCTTTTAACCTTATCTTGTCGCACTGGCTCAGCAAATGTCAGTGCGGCAGCATCCCCATAATCAGGACTAAAGCCATACTTCTCTTTTATCCTATCCTTAGACCACAATACGCGCCTATCTTTAGCATCCCAACTATACGGACTAGCACATAAATCAGCTTGCATCTCATCGTCATCAGGTATTTGAACGGGCAAAGATTCGTCTACCATCCAATCGGCTAACTCTTGCCATATCTCGTTTCGCTTGTTCGTGTACTTCTCAGGATTTAAAGGAGTAGAGCCAAAGTGTACTGACTTGACTCGTTTTTTATAGCCTAACTCATGGAGCCTATCAACTAAATCAGCGCCGGCACCGTAATCAACAAACATCATATCCGGCTCTTTCTTTGTTAATGGGTGCTTGGTGTCTAGTATCTTTTTACATATCGCTACATTCTTACCTAATGAATTACATTGCTCACCAATATAAGCCTCCATACCAAACATCTTTCGGCCTTGACGTTTAACTATGGCAAATCTATCACCACCACGAGAAGGGTCAACACCAACAACATAAGCACCACTACCGGTAACCTGTTCCTTTCTTGATGACATACAATGGTCGGCAGTTATCAGCCCGTCACCACCTGACACTTGAAAGGCTTCTGCTGCATTCATTGGGTATTCTTGTTTAAATGCTTTGCCACCATCTACACCATCAGTTGTTAACTCTGCTATTTTCATTCTTCTCCAAAATATTTGCTTGTTGTCGATACCATAAGCAGACTTTAATTTATCCTCATCATCTGTAACTTTGAAATCCTCGGGCAATTCCTTTCTGTATTCTGATTGCCAGAACCACGGCACAAATATAGCTATGAATTCAGACAGTCCTTTTTCGGCTAGTTTCCATTGCTCATGAAAGAAGTTACCAACACCGTTAGCTGTGCTTTCCCATAACACCTCCGTTCCTGGTGCATCTGGAACTGCTTGCATAATACCTTTCGTGTGTTCGCTGGCATTCATCCAGAAAGCAACCTCTGAGCCGTGAAAGTATTGCAATGTTTGACCGCGACCTACGGCTTTGTTGCCTGCTGTTCCTATCTTATAGCCTGAATCAAGCGCTGCGAATTGCAACTCCTTAGCGTTAGCTTTACTTGTTGTAGGTTTAACGAATTTAGGTAGGTTTTCATAATAACGGTCGGTCATCTCAAACAGTGCGTTTGTTGACTCACCATCATGTGTAAGTATAAAAGCTCTCACACCTTTATTGTGTGTAGTCTTATGGATAAAGCGACCACCAACATAAGTGGATGCGCCTTGTTGCCTACCCTTAAGTATTATAGCTCTAACCTTTCCGGTCTTAACTACCTGCTCCTCTAAGCACTCATGAATATAGAGCTGAGCCTCGTTTAATATGAGAGGCTGCAACCCTTTATCTTTAGTTCTTATTTTTAGGCAGTTTCTAGCGTAGAACTTAAAATCATCCTTTAGCCTTTGGCGTTGATCACTCAAGAGAGTCTAGCCATTGCTCGTGTGACATTTCAACATTAGTATTTTCAATCTCTGATTTATCTTTCCAATCAAAGTTGTTTTTAAGGTTGAATATAAGGCCGGTTACGTTGTTCCCATAGAGCTTTTTCTCTAGGTGAGATTCAATTCTAGCCCTTGCCTTTCTTATAGTGGGGAAATACTCTTCTTTGTTTGAGTAGTTTGTAATGGTCTTTCTGTCTACATCGAGGAACAATGCCAAGCCTGACATGGTGGGCGCATATACTTTTTCTTCCTGTCCTTCCTTAAAGTTTATAATGTGTGCATCATCACTTGTAAAGAATTCATTAACCTTTTCTTCTAGCTCTTCAACTGAATCAAAGGCCAATGGTCTGCCGCCTTTATCTTTTTTCATAGTATCGAGTCCTTATAGGTTGTTCGACTTAAAATTATTTATGCTAGTGTGAATGTACTTGTAGTGAAATCAATAGTTAATGTCTCACCATCTAATAGTGTTAACGAGCTACCGAAATCATAGAAACACAATAAGGGGTCTGCTGGTGATGTTGGTGTATTGTCATAGATAGTTATATATCTAAATGCTGCCACTGCACCACCTGAAGCCGTTAAAACTAAATCAGAGAATAATTGTGTAAACGTTCCTGATGTTTGTCCCGATAAAGCTGTGGTTAAGTTACGAGAGCTTAAGTTTGTATAAGCTATTTCTGTAAGGTTAGCCAATACAGTATTTGTAGCTAATGGTGCAGCTACCGTTAAAGCTACAGTAAACTGATCTGATGAACAGTTATAAACACCGTTAGCCATATCCTCGACCGTCTGATTGAATTTATTGTATATTGCCATTATTTATCCGTCCAAATTGTTGTTACGTTTGTTTGATTATTCCAGCTAGTCGAAACACTTGGTTTATCTGTCCATACCTGACCAGGTAAAATTATTTGTATGTCCGTACCTTGATACAGATATGTACCGCTTGACATGATTATAACACGATCACGATTAAAATTGATATTCGTACCTGTTAGCGCATAATTACCACTATCGGCAATTAATATATTAGCACCTACTGGTGTGTAGGTTAACGTTGCATCTTGACCTAAATATGAATAACTACCAGATTGTGCGGTTAATACAAATCCTTTTAATAAATTTATACTTGTTCCGGTGTAAGTGTACGAACCTGAACTAGCTTGCATTATTCTTGATACTAATAAACTTGCATCAGTACCAGTATATAAATATGTTCCACTATCTGCTGCTAATGTACTGCCACCACTAACTTCAAGAAATGCTCCGATAAATGGCGTTACGTCTAAAGCACCACCCGAGGCACTTTGATAATCATCTGAACCAGTAGCGACTAATGCTGTCGATGCAATACTTTGAAAGCCTACTGTAGCTGTTAAGTCATCTGATGCACAGTGAACTAATCCAGTAGAGCCGCTGTATGCTAAGCTATTACAATCATAAAAATAACAATCTTCATAATCTTGGTTAGCACCTGAGAACATCATCCCGCGAGTTGTTGCACCAAAACCTACTACATTAGTTATCGTGGCAGGCCTATCAAATCCGTGTCTAATAAGTTGAGCGCCACCAGTAGAAGCGACACAGGAAATTAAACCTTTATTCGATGCAGTAGACGTTAAATTTATTTCGCCATTGTTTAATGTTGGTGTACCGGTGTGAGCAATTCTACATCGTGTAGCAAATGAGTTAGCACCAAGTGGCTTGTATACATCTTGGAAACCGTTCGACTCTGTGATTTTCATATCAAAAATATTAATATTATCAGCAGTCGTAAATAATCTGGTTGTAAATGCTAGTGATGATTCGTTTGTCCCGTCATAGGTAACATCGCCTCGAATATCAGCACCACGGATAAATGTACCGTTTATGTTTGCTATCGTTCCACAGTTACCAGAACAGTTAGCAATAGATAAAAAGGTAGCTCCTGGGTCTGCCGCGCCTTCTCCAGCATTCCAAAGTGTAAGGGTTGCATAGTCTGGTGCGCCATGTCCTGCACCTACATCTTTATTTATATCAGCCATTGCGTTCCCTTACGTAAAACTCAACCTGTTCGATAGTTACAGATATTCTTCCGTCTACTCTGAATTTTTCATAATACGGGTTATCGGTTGTTACAGGTTCAAGATAAAATTGTCTATTGTGCGTAGGGTGTGGGATTGTTTTTTCTGAGTTAGTATCTGCTGCTATCCAATCTGGATTATTAATCATCCAGTCATTAGTGAGCTTTACTATTAATTCGTCATATCTGTAAGCGTTAGTAACATCTAAAACGCGCAAGTCTCCGCCAACGGGTTCAACACTTCCGCCCATGTAAACACTAACCTTATGAGCTTCAACGCAGTCACCAGCAAAGAACCTGCCTGAGTCTTTCGCCATAATTGCTATTTTACAGGCCATTACTTACCCTTGTTTATCTTTCTTTGATTGCTTTGACTATTTCAGCCATAGCGTCAGATTGTTTAGTTGAATTATCGATAGTTGACTTAGTCATATACCCACCACCAAGAACAGCAAGAATCATAAATGTTGTAAGAGCTTTTTTAACATACTTGTATTCATCTGCTTGAATTGAGTTTGATATTACTTTGTCATTCATAATCTTTTGATCTTTCTTTACTGATTCTATGGATGATTCGCAACTTGTTATCTTTTCTGAGAGGTGATTTATTTCTACGTGAACCGTATTTAAGTTTGATATTGCCTCAGACATCTTTTCGATAGCTGAGGTTATTTTGTCATTATGCTTGTCTTGAGAGCTTATAAAGCTATTTATCTTCTCGTCTAGACTTCCTATTGATGGCTGAGTCACGTTTATATACCGGTGTTATGTGTCGAATTATGCTTAATAATAACACTATGCCGCCTCCTACCACAAATAAACCAGTTATAAATATAAATAAGTCCATTCCTACCCACCGTTAATAGAGCGATAATCTCTACTGTTTTGTATATGTTTTTCCAACTTAGTCCGTCGCCACGTTTAGCTTCAAATAGCATGTAGTATATGTCAACACTAACGAATAAAAAGTTAAACCAAGATGAAATTATCATACAAACACAAAGCGCAGAAATAAGATAAACGTCGATTCTTGTTTTTAATCTTAACTCTTTTAGAAAAAAGTAATAGCAAAATACCGCCATGATAGAGAACGATCCCGCCATAATCAACCGATTTGCTTGGTACTCAATGTCAGCATGCTTTAATAAATCTAAGCTGAACCCAGTGGCGCAACTTAGAATTAAAACTATTAAAAGGTTCACTTTTGATTAGCCTGGGACTTTTCCTGCCCCATTACCTGTTCCTGGTGGTGGGTTTCCTGGTGGTACTGGGCCGTCATTATCGCCTTCTGCCATATTGTACTTAAGCATGTTACTTCCTTACTTTGTGGGTTGGCCTTCATTGTATCAAACTCCTGCATCTTTTAATAATTTTCTATAGCGAATAATCTCTAACTCTATATCTTGCCAAGTAGGAAATAATTCTTTCAGTGTTGGGTAATTAGCCTCACAAGATAATCGCCCTGCAAAACCTTCTCCGTATTCAGCATCTAAAGCAATATCA